GAGCGAGACGACCTCGCGGAGGCGATGATCTCGACTGGTCAAGCGGAGCGGGCGACGTTCGGCGCGCATAACGTGTCAGCGCCCGCAGCGCCGGAGACACCGGGGTCAGGGAAGCCCGTCGCGTCGATGAGTCGCGCGGAGCTTGAAGCGGAGGCTGAGAGGCGGGGCGTCAGCGTCAGCGGTAGCGGCAAGGGTGGCGCGGTACTCAAGCGTGATTTAGTCGATGCGCTGACCTAATGCACCAGCAGACGCCGTGGGACCGCATCGTCACGACGACGGCGGCGGTCACGGGGCCCGTCAGCCTTGACAGGGTGAAGCGCAGTCTAGGGCTCGATAACGTGCGCGACTTCGACACGACGCTCCAGGAGCTTATCCAGAGCGCGAGCGGCGCGGTGTCAGCCGACCTCGGTCGTGCGCTGACGACTACGGTCTTCACGCTCTATCTGGACAAGTGGCCGGGGCGCGAGATTCAGCTTCCCTACCCGCCGCTCATCTCCGTGGACTCTGTAAAATATTACGGCGACACGACGGAGACGTTGGACACGTTTGCGAGCGGTAGCTACACGGTCTCGACGGGCGGAGACCCCGGCATCCTGTGGTTGAACGAGGACAAGGACTGGCCCGAACTGATGGACAGGCCGAGTCCTATCGAGGTCCAATTTCAGGCAGGCTTCGGGGCGGACACTGATGACGTGCCAGCCGCGATCCAGGCTGCTGTCTGCATGACTGCGGCCTATTTCTTCGACCAGCCGTTGCCGGTGGTCACTGGCACAATAGCCACCGAGCTACCATTGGGGGTGTCCCGGTTGATCGACTCCGAGCGGTTCCAGAGGTACTAGGAGATGGCGAAGAAATCCCGTCTGCGGACCAAGCTGATGTTTCAGCGCGACACGCGGAGCAAGGACACGGACGGCTTCGAGGAAGCTGACTGGACCGACAAGGGCGAACGCTTCTGCTCGGTCGAGCCGCTACAGGGCAGGGAGTATTGGGACGCTCACGCAGTGCTCGGATCTCAGGGCCTCAAGATCCGCACCCACTACGACGTGACGATCACGGACGTGGAGCCGGATCGCTGGAGGATGAAGAACGGAAGCACCATATACGACATCGTGTCGATGGTGAACGTCGACGAGGAGAATCGCTGGCTGGAGTTCGTCTGTACGACCGGCACCGGGGTACTCGACTGATGGCGAGAAAAACGAAGTACGGGATAGGTGGCACGAGAGTCGAGATCGAGGGCGACGAGGAGTTGATTCGGAAGCTCAATGGTATGTCCAAGGGATTCCGCAGCAAGGCACTCCTCCATGCAGTGACGCAGGGCGCGGAGATCGTGGAGCGCGAAGCCAAGGCTCGCGCCCCGGTAAGGAAGGGTGGGAAAGGGGGGACACTGCGCCGTAGCATCACGACTGTGAAACTGAAGTCGGCCAGCAAGCTGGCGAAGGTCGCAGTCTCGTGGCGCAAGGGAAAGGCGTCACGCACTGCCGCGTTCTACGGCATCATGCTTGAGAAGGGCACTCGTTCTCGGCGCAGAAAAGACGGGGCCAGGACGGGCACAGGGCCTGCGCGTCCGTTCCTGATTCCGGCATTCGAGAGTAAGCGCGAACAGGTCGCCAGGGAGATCAAGGTGCAACTGACTCGGCTGATCCGGCGAGCAGCCAAGAAGGGGCTGTAATGGCGAACCAAATCGAAGACGTGATCTATAGCCGCCTCCAGGCCACCTCGGCGGTCACCGATCTGGTGTCGACGCGAGTCTACCCGATCCGTCGGCCTGCGGACGCGAGCCTGCCGCTGATCGTTTTTGATCGCGTGGGCGAGTTCAGCCCGACGGCTATGGTCGCAGATCCCGGCAACGTGATCGCGCGCTTCCGCTTCAGTTGCCAAGCAGACACCCCCGAGAACGCACGCACTCTGGCGGCGACCGTGAAGGCGAGCATCGGGTACTATTCGGACTCGACGACGACTCCGGTGGTCGACGGATGCTGGCCCGAGAACGGGTTCGACGAGTTCGATTTCGGCGCTGATCTGTTCGCCTCGGAGAAAGACTTCAGCATCGCGTACAGGGAGTAGCAGATGGCGACTTATGTGCAAACCAACGTGGGCCTCTATTGGGGGGGATACTCGTTGGCCTCCAGCTTCAACGCCATCGCGTTGAATCTCGGAAACTCACCGCAAGATGATACCGTTTACGGAGACACTACCGTCTCCAATGCTGCAGGCCTGTCGTCTGTTCAACTTGAAGCAGAGGGCTTCTGGGAGAGCGCGACCGATTCGGTGCTTCAGTCGGGGTTGGCAATCAACGCCGCTGAGACCGTTCTTAGCGTGACACCAGTGGATCAGGCGGCAGGCTCTCCCTCCCTGTTTTCTAAGGTCACCACCTCGACTTACAACCCGATCAGCACGGGCACGGTCGGCAGTATGTTGGGCTTCTCACTCAGTGCCGAGGGGCGCGGCGAGAAGAGTGTCTCGGGCGAGATCCTCGTGATCCCTGCGACATATACAAGCTCCTCGGAGACGGTCACCAACGCATCCATCGGGGCCGTCAGCGCCACGCAGTCGATATACAGCGCCCTTCACGTGACCGCCGCGAGCGGTACGTTGGACGTGATTGTCGAGAGTTCGCCCAACTCGGGTTGGGGCAGCGAGTCTACACGCATCACGCACACGCGGTTTACGGCTGTCGGCGCGGAAATGTTATCCACGGCGGGCGCGATCACGGACGCCTACTGGCGCGTTAAGTGGACCCTTTCGGGCTCGTTCGATTTCATCGTTTCACTCGGGATAATTTAGGAGAAAAAGATGGCAACCTTCGTATTTTACGACGCTTTCGTGTCCATAGCGGGGGTCACTCTCAGTGATCACGTCCGCTCGGTGACTATTGACGCTGGGCAAAATATGTCGGACGACACGGCGATGGGCGACGCCTTCGTCAGCAACGCCGCAGGGCTCGCTACGTGGAGCGTCAGCGTGGAGTTCCTTCAGGATTACGCTACCGGCGAGGTGGACGCTACGCTTGAACCGCTGCTTGGCATAGGTACCACCGCCGCGCTTATTTTGCGGCCTACAAGCAGCGCCAAGGGTTCAGCGAATCCAGAATACACCGGCACGGCGATCCTCGAAAGTTACAACCCCATCGGCGGTTCGGTGGGTGATCAGGCGATGGCAAGCGCCACGTTCCAAAGCGCATCGGCACTCGAAAGAGGCACCTAACATGCAGGCCCAAGTCCCTCTCTTCACAAAGGCAGTCTCATGGTTCTTTCCAAAGAACAGATCCTTCAGGCAGATGATCTAAAACGCGAGTCGGTCGACACCCCAGAATGGCACGGCGAGGTTCTCCTCCGCGAGTTGCGTGGACGCGAGCGTGACGCTTTCGAGGAGGGCTCGCTCGACAGCAAGCGCAACGTGTCGATGGCGAATATGAGGGCTCGACTTGTCGCGATGTCCGCCATCGACGAAGAGGGCGAGCGGTTGTTCACGGCCAAGGAGGCGACCGAGTTGGGCGACAAATCTGCGACTGCACTCAACCGACTGTTCGAGGTCTGCTGCCGCTTGTCGGGTATCACGGAAAGCGACGTGGATAAATTGGAAAAAAACTCAGGGACCCATCACGATGCGAACGACGAATCTGGTTCGACCTCGCTGAACTGATGGGCTGCCCCGTAGGTGAACTTCAGGATCGGATGTCCAGTTCCGAGTTTGCGGAATGGATAGCGCGAGGTCGTATCCAGGCAGAGGAACGAGAGAAAGCTGAGATGATCGCCAGAGTCGACCAGAAGATGCAGCGCCGATGATCATCTCCGAAATGAACGTCAAGCTCACGGCGTCCACGTCTGGCTTCGCCACTGCGATGGACAAGGCTGGCGGCAGGGTGAAGAAGTTCCGCAAGGGAGCGGGCAAGCTCGGGGCCGCCATGAAGGGGTTTGGTATGCAGGCGGCGGCGGCGGCGGCGGTTGTGTCTGGGCTAGCGTGGGGTGCCAAGAAGATTTTCGATCTCGGAGCTAGCATCGCTGAGACCGGATCGAAGTTCAATACTGTGTTCGGGTCCGAGGCGGCGGGTGAAGTGTCAGCGTTCCTCGACAACTTCGCCAACAAAGCTGGCCTGACGGCGAACGAAGCGAAGGGCATGGTGGCGACGACCGGAGCCATCGCTCAAGGGTTGGGCTTCACACAGAAGGCGTCAGGCGAGGCGGCGATACAGATAGCGAAGCTCGCCGGGGATCTTTCCAGCTTCAACAACATCCCCACCGCCGAAACTATACACGCAGTGAACAGCGCCCTGACCGGAGAACGAGAACAACTCAAGCGTCTCGGGATCGTAATCCTAGAAGCTGATGTGCAGGCCAAAGCCTTCGCTCAAACTGGTAAAACTGTAGCCAAGACGCTGACCCAACAGGAGAAGGCCACGGCGACCCTGGCGCTGATCACGGAGAAGGCGGGCTTCGCAATCGGTGACTTGGATCGCACCAGCGGGTCAGCGGCGAACGTGTTCAAGAGGCTGAGGGCGCGCTTCTTGGAGATTCGCGATGCGATAGCCACCGCCCTGATGCCAGCGTTTAGTAACATCCTTGCGGGGATCGAAAAGAGTGAAGGAGGAATCCAAGCATTCCAACAGGCCATTATCGATAACACCGGAGTCATAAGCGCGTGGGCTATCGTCGCGATTGAGGCGTTCAGGTATATCGCAAAGGCGGCATTGCAACCGTTGATAGTTATAAAAAACATCGCGGAGCTTATGGGGAATCTGTTCAAGATGGCAAAGGCCATTGTGACAGGAGACTGGGACTCGGTTACTGATGAGATTATGGCTGGTTGGGAGAACGTGAAGGATATGGGTAATGCAGTGGTCGGTGTATGGGAACAAGGCGTGGAGGTGGTTAACGCGATTAAGAACGCAGTCGGTGGTGCGAATGAAGCGTTCATTGAGTTACAGAATACGGTCAACCAGGACGTGATTAAAAACGCAGTCGATGGTGCGACGGAAGCGTTCCTTGAGTTACAGAATGTGGTCAAGAAGGACGCGATTCAACTCTCAGTCGATGGTGCGAACCAGGCGTTCCTTGAGTTACAGAATCAGG